ATCAGTTCCTGCTGCATGGGCAACCTATCGTGCTTCTGTTCGCTCTACTGCTGCAACAGCTGTTGCTGCAATCAATTCCGCTGCTGATGTCCCGGCCTTGCAGTCAGCGGTGCAAGTAACCTGGCCTAACAACCCTGACCATGTGGAAATGACAGATGGAGCATGATCTCGAAACAAAATTCGTAACGCATGAAGCTGTCTGTGCTGAACGCTGGAAGGAAACCATCCTCCGCATCAAGCGCATCGAATCGATTGGCATCGCATGCGCTGGCGCTATCATCTTGCTGTTGCTTCACCTGGTTACAAAAACAGGAGGTTAGATGAATGATCGATCCAATTACTATTGGAGCCGCATTTGCCCTAGCTAAGACCTCGGTTGGCTTCGTAAAAGAAGCTATCAACATGGGCCGCGAGATCAGAGACTGCGGTAAGGAACTCTCTGATTTCTTCAAGTCTCAGGGCGAGATTGAGAAAGCCGCCAATGAGGTTGAAAAGCTAAAGTCGCAGCCTAAATCTGACGATCCACAACAAGCGCAGGTGCAAGAGTCGGCGCTGTCACAAGCGTTCACCATTGTCAGCAGGCGCAGGGAACTCAAGCAGTTTGAGACTGAATTACGCGACATGTTTGCCATCAAAGGCGAACTAGATTTTTACCATGAGTTGTGTGCTGAGCGTCAGCGCATCATCAACTCGCAAGATGATGCGGCAAGGGAGAAGATTCGCAAGGAGCGTCTAGCAAAAGACAGGGCCGCGCGAAAGAAGCAAGAGATGGAAGAGATGCTTATGGTTGCAGGCATTGTTGTGTTTGTGCTGATAGGTGCGATTACAGTTGGCGTTGTAATTTACTATTCGAGGTGACATGGACTCTCTGATCGATTTACTCAAAGGCGCAGCACCAGCGCTGGCTACCGTGGTGGCTGGACCTATGGGCGGCATGGCAGTCAAGGCGATGGCCGAGAAGCTTGGCGTGTCTGACACCGTGGAGGCCGTCACCCAAGCGATCCAGTCCGATCCAAACGCGGCGCAGAAGCTGGCCGAGATTGACTTGGAGGCATTCAAGCTTGAGGTGCAGGACCGCGACAGCGCCAGGAAGGCGCATGTCGAACTGGCTACCAATGCGAATGTTCCGCTGCTGGACAAACTGACCATGCCTATCCTCGCCCTTGGTACTGTCGGCCTGTCGTTCATCCTTATCGGGGTGTTGATCTTTCGTGACATTCCTGACAGTCAAGAGAACATCATCATCTTCGCCCTGGGCTTCATCACCTCGGCAGCAACGCAGGTCCTGAGTTTCTACTTCGGCTCCAGCCAGGGCAGTAAGGACAAGTCGAGCCAACTCAATGGGCTGAAGAAATGAGAGAGAAGACCATCTGCTTCGTCACCATCCTGGTCAGCGTGACGCTGTCTATCGTCATGCTGTCTATGGTTGGAGTCATGCTCTACGGCCTGTTCATGCCTAACAGCGTGATTGATAACTCGGATATCTTCCCCATCATTGGCCCAGCATTCAGCACAATCGTAGGTGGTTTCATTGGCATTCTTGCCGCAGTCAAAGTAACGGAGAGTCTAGAAAAATGAAAGAGAATTTTGAGAAGGCACTGGCCGCGGTGCTGCACCATGAGGGCGGCTTTGTAAACCACCCGTCCGATCCTGGCGGCATGACCAACCTGGGCTGCACCAAGAAAGTCTGGGAGGAGTTCGTCGGCCATCCCGTGGATGAGAAGGCCATGCGCGCACTGACTCCGGCTGATGTCGGACCACTGTACAAGCGCAACTACTGGGACAAGGTGCATGGCGATGACCTACCCACTGGCGTTGACTATGTAGTGTTCGACGCGGCCATCAACAGTGGCCCAGGACGGGCAGCAAAGTGGCTACAAGAGGTTGTCGGCGCTGCTGCTGATGGCGCTATTGGCAAGGGGACGCTGGCGGCTGTAGCGGCCCATGATCCGGCTGATATCGTAGACATGTACCAGGCCAAGCGGCTCAAGTTCTTGCAGGCTCTGCCAACCTGGGCCACTTTCGGAAAAGGTTGGGGGCGCAGGGTGGCAGAGGTTGAAAAAGCAGCGGAGTCTATGCTTGCCTAGATTTTTTGTGTGCTATGCAATAGACATGCAGGTCCAGCGCGTACTCGATAAACAGATCAGCGCACTCCTCTAGTTCTTTCAAGTCCCTGGTAAGAGCGGCAGTGTAAGCGCGCCGCTCTACTTTCTTGATCTTGATCAGTGTTTCAGCGTAGTCCATGATGTATTCCGTCATAGCATTCCTTTCGTGATGACGATTGCAGCGATACCGATTAGCATCGCAATGCAGGCCCATGCAAAGCCAGTGACAAGGCCAGTCTGGTAAGCGGCTTCTATGTGCCTGTCAATGAGAGATGCGGTGTTCTCTGGGGTCAGAGTCTTGATGTAGTTAGCGTCCATGACCTGTCGCTTTCTCCACCCGTTAGCTGGCATCTTGCTTCTCCTTGTATGCGTGGTATCGAAAGTTGCTGTCTTCCCTCACACACGATTTGCACCAGCTATTGAGCGTGTTGTATCGAGTCTTGTAATACATGCTTGGCGGCTTGATCTCCAGGCACATTGTGCATCGCGCTGACTGATTGTGCGGACGCTTCGTCCTGCTTGTTTGCAATTTTCCACCTCATCTGTTTGACTCGCGTGTTGTTGGACCAATCCAGAATCATGCCATTGCGCTTGATGACTCCTTGCTTCGCCATCGATTGCAGGTAATGACCGATCACCTCTGTTGATTCATTCATCCTGGCTGCAATGTTTCCTGTTGTCAGTTCCATGTAATCTTTTTTCAATTCTTGCATCGCTGCAATTACTCTGAATGATTTGGGCTTGGCGCTCATTCATTCCCCCTTGCTCTGATAGCGTTGGTACACGCTTCCGCTGCGAATTTAGTTTTTGTCATGCAAATTTTCTTTTCAATAGCCATGCCCAAATCGCTGCGCCGCTTACTTTGGCTGCAAACTGCAACATCACAATTTGCGGCATCAAAATACCAAACGCTAAAGTTGGGAACACTATCGAATCAACTCCAGCACCTGCAACATTGCTCACCATACTGCGTCGCATCCAAGAACCAACAACATTTCTAAACGTCCACCAATCCACCAATGCGGCTAGTATGAATGAAACACTTGATGCAATCGCAATGCTTGCTGATGCAGGATTTAATGCGTAACTGATAACGCCTGTCAGCGCAATTAACGATGCCATTTGCCATGTATTGATTTTCATGTGCAAATAATCGCGCAATGTCAAATCTAACCCAATCAAAAAAAACGAATTGATTGGGCTTACCCAAGGGCCAAGCATTGCGATTGATAAATTTGCTCCCACCATTGCGGCGGCATACAGAAAAATTGCAGGGATCATTCAAACATCCTTTCCTGTTGCGGGACAATTTCCCATTGTGGTTTGCATTGGATTACATCCCAAACATTTGCCATCTCTAAAGCATTGTTTTTGATGTGATGGTTTCTTGCAATGTCTGTGCTATCAACTGAAGCAAATGGATAGCCAAATCTAGCGGCTGCCAACCCTCGCAACATATGCAACCAAACTGGCACTACTCCATCTTTACAAATAGCATTCATGGCTTGCGTCATGCGTTCATGCCAAATCGGACTACCAACAACTTGATATTGGGCGCTTGAGCCAATGCAAACACGATCATAGTTCGCACAGAGTCGCTCAAATCTTTCAATAGATTCATGCAAATGCCAAACTGGAACTCCCCGTTTATGCGGCCAATCCTTTAACAAAGCATCATTCTCGGCTTCGCCGCCCTCTATATCGTCGGGAATAACTGCCCAAGTTGTAGGATACGCAAGCCATGCTCCTGCCCATTTATAGTATTTTTCCCAATCAGGTTTAATGCCACGCTTCCAAACAGAGAATGCTCCATTGTCAAGCATGACACTTTGCCCATGTTCATGCGCCCATGTCACATCGTTTGGCGAAGCGAACGATACACAAAAGCATCGCCCCGACAAAGTTTGCAAAACAGACCTAGGCGTTATTGGCGTGCCGTGATAATGAATTGTCATTTATTTTTTCCCACACTTTCGGATCAGGTTGGAGTAATTGGACTAGCATTTTTTTCCTCAAATTGGTGGGGTACTCGCTGCACTGAGCCGCCGCGTAGTCGCAACGCTAACTTCTTCAGCATCCGCTTTCCCCCGTATTAGACTCACCACCATCCGATCAACTTACCTACGCCATGCATCCACATTCCACAAATGCAAAAAAACATAAAAAGTCCAAGTCTCATTCGCAGCTATCCTCGCGTGTCATGGTGCAAACCCAGACATCATCGCCGTGCCGATAGATGATAGTGCCGGTGCTTGTGCCGTAGCCAGTGGACGGCCAGCGCTTATG